AGTATTGTTTAGTAGTTTTACATAGTCTATCTCTTTTAGATTAGATAACATATCTAGTATAGGTATTTGATATTTCTCTGGGAATAATCCAAAGACTAATGCTCTTAGCTTAGGTATATCTTGTAATAGATTGGGGTTTATTGTTTGATAATGTTCTAAGAAATGTATAGTTTCCATGGTCTCTACCTGGTCTGGTAGTTCAGGAGTTAGATTGAAAGCTGAAGATAAATGTTCAGCTATATTACTGAGCTTTGTATCTTGTATATCTCTAGTGTTATATTCAAATGGTAAGAATGCACATCTAGCTTTGAGTGGGTCTGATAATCCCTGGTCCTCATTCATAGCACATATAATGACACTGCCTTTAGGCAGGTGTCTTCCTCTTAATGTACCTTCTCTTAATAGTGTAAGGATACTAGCATGTAAATCTTCTTTGGCTTTATCTAATTCATCAAAGAAAAAGATGCTAGGTTTATCTGTCCACCATGCTGGTTTAAGATAACTTAATGCTTTTGTTTCTTCTATGTATCTTGGATAGCCTAGTATCTCATCAGCTTGTTCATGTTGTAGTAGTATCTTTACTACTGGTAGATTTATAATCTTACTTAATTCATTTTGAATCCAGTATGTTTTGCCGGAACTTGTTTTACCTACTAGTACAGGTACTCGTGTAGATTCTAGTCCAGCTATTTGTTGTAGTTTCACCAAGTCAATGGCAATTTCTTTGGATATGTCCATGGTTTATTTCCTCCTCTTCTTCTTCAATCTCCCATTCTTCATCTTCCTCGTCATCAGGTTCCCATTCTTCTAATGGGTCATCTGTTAATGGTGTATATTTTTTACACATTATTTAATTACCTCCAGTAACATGTATACGTTCATGCCTAATATAATACCTATGAATAGACTCATTATCATGAGACAATAAGCATTGATTTTATCCATGTGGTTTTGTTTACAGTACCAATTATTCATATGTCTCCTCCTTCTAAGTCTAATCTCATGTCATTGTTCCATAGTATAGTGATTAATTGTTTCTTAGTTAAGCTCATGTATCCTTTGATACATGCTTCTTTTAATGTGTTGTATCTTTTATCATCAATAGTAGTTAGTTCATTGACATGAAGTGCTTCAAATAATAGAGTTGCTAAGTATTCATGAGAATATTTAGTGATTAGTTTCTTTATTTGTGTATCAGATACATTCATTGTGTCCTCCTATCAAAGCTATCTTCTTAATACAATAGCACTTGGTGTTTTATTTTAGTGAATCCCTGTAACGTGTTGTTGTTACAGGGATTTTGATTCAAGGTTATCGTAGGTTATACAAGCTGGATATTGTTGAGCTTGTATCTTGATTTTGAGTGCTTGAATCTAATGAGTTGAATCTATCAATGGCTTGATTGATTTCATTTGTTATTTGAGCGTGAAATGATACTACATTGAATTCATGTCTATCAGCTCCGCCATTTCTGGTCTGTGCTAATTGACCAATGTATTTGTTCATGCAGAATCTGATTGAATTCAATGATGAGCTATCAATACCTGTGGCTAATCCTGATACGCCTGTTCCAGCTTCTATTTCGTGTAACAGGTTAGTTTCATATTCAGGATGTGCTACCCAACCTGATATGTTCAGGTTGTTGATGCCTGGTATTTTTAATGTTCTATCAGTTTCAATGTCACCATCTTCATATACTAACCATTCAAAGTTGGTGTCTGATAGGTTGAAGTGTAACTCTGGATTTTCAGCGAGTTCTCTTGAACTTAGTTTGAAACCTGGTCTTTTTGGATTTCCCATAGTTTCTTGGTGTATGAGCTTTGATGTATCATCTATGATGCTACTTATAAAGCTACATGGTGGAACCCATGCTGAAAATTCTGGTTCAGATATCCATAAGTCTTGTTGTCCTACTACTTTGTTTGTTTGTATCTTCTTCTGTAGTAGTACACCAAGTTCATTTGGATATTCTTTCCACTCAGTTTCATGTGGCATGAACTTGTTATCAAGTGTTACATTTGTAATGTCTACTTTATAGAATACATTACTTGTGTTACCTTGATGTGTTTGTTCTAGTCGCATAACCTATTCTCCTTGCCTATAACCCTGGCTTATGTGAGGGGATTAATCTCTTGCTAACCCAAGAAAGGCAAACAAGAGCAAAACTACATATTAACCTTATAACAGGACTCCAGCCGGGGGGTGGGGGGCTGGAGTCCACTTACTTATTTAGGAGGTTTTAGCAGATGTTTTAGGGTTTGTATCTGCTGGTGTGTATTTTAGTAGTTTGAAGTCTGTGAATTCGTCTGCACCTACTTCTTTTGGGGCATATATACTGTAGTATGTTTTGCCCTTAGTGACCTTATTTGAGATGTAACATTTAAGTCTTTTCCCATTTATGGTCATGTATATTATATGTGAATAGTTTGATGCATCTTTTTTGATTGCAACTCCAACTATTTCAAATTTGTCAGGTTGTTTAGGCATGTGCGCCTCCTTGAATTTATACTCTATGATGAAACATAGGCACATCTATTAACCAGCGGATTTATAACGAGCGAAGCGAGTACTTTAATATTTAAACTTGGGCCCTGACTTGTGGCCCAAAAAGGGGATGCGGGCGGCAGGCGGAGCAGCTTGCTGCGGAGCCCCCCTGGACATGCCATAGCCCTCCACTATATATATAAATATTGACCAGAATTTATACTAGTGCCCATAAATACCCAGTAAGACCCCGTAGAATATACTAGATTTAAGTAATAAATAATGTAATAATTACGGGTACTTGTAAAACCGGACTAGTTATACCCAGTAGTACTGTATATTTTTGTTAATATTTTGTAAATAATTGTAAATTACCCCTTGACAAACAGGTTTCTCAGCTATTATACTGTATATACGGGTACTAGTTAATACTACGTAGTTTAAACAGGGATATGGATAGCAAACGCGTTAGCGTTTGCATAACTAGAGAACAGGAAATAACTGGTTATGAACATATCTACTAAAGAATATAACAAATTAAGAAATTATTGTATAAAACATGCTACTAGATATGGCTTCTCTATACAAGACTGTGATGATATTCTCCATGATTCTCTGTTAAAAGCATTAGAATCTGAAGAAACAGTTGACTTATATAAACTTCTGTGGAAAACTATTGGCAAGTATAGAGAACGAAGACATAGAGAAGGTAAAAGACAAGTACCATATCAAGATAATAAGGAGAGAGAATGAATAAAACTTTAATGAATCTATTCCCTGACATACCCCTGTATGAAAACAAGATAGTGGCCTTCTTGGAGACATGCTATAACTATGCATGGAGTCAAAGAGCCACAGCTAAAGAATTGGGTATAAATCATAAGACAGTAAAAAACATATTAGAGAGTGTCAAAGACACTCCACAATATCATGCCTTTGTATCTAAGTTAGAAATTCAAATAAAGAATTTTCAAGACCCGGTTTTTCAAAACAAGATATTTGATAGATATGAAGAGACTCTTGTAGACCTAGAAAAAAGAATAAAGGTAGCTGAAAAGTCTAATGATAAGTCCTCTGTATTACAGTTATTAAGGTTAAAGACCACTGTATTAAAAGACCAACTTAAGGCGAGCATGATACACTATACAAAACAGGATACACAACAAGAAGTTGTAGATACGATAGCTAGTTTAGCTAATGTAGCTTGGGAGGATGAGAATGACAAAGTCCAATAAACTAGGTAGTACACCTTTAAAACAAGCTCCTGATATGATAAAAGAATTAAATAAAACTGGAGGTAGATACACCCCTGTATGGGTAGAAGCTCCTCCGGCTTTAGCTGTGCCTGATAAACAGTTAAAACGAGAAATAACAAAGCCTAGAAAAACTAGAAAAAGGAGGACTAATAATGGCTAGAAGAAAAAACCCGACATTGAGCCCATTTGGTGTATCTAAGAAAATAGTAAAAAGTACAATGTCAAAGAAGAAGAAGAAGAAGACTCAGGATAAGAAAGGTAGTATAGTAGATAACCTTACACCTGTTAAGCAAACTAAAGAAAAAGTGACGCCTAAAGGTACTAAAGACAAACTAACAAGTGCTAAAAAGAAACATAGTATTCTAAAGCAAGCTTACGGACCAGGGGGCTTAGGCGATTTAAGAAAGCCTGGAGCTGGGAGAAGAGCTGCACTTACATTAGGTGAAACGGTTATATCTCTTGCACCTGTAGGAGCGGCTGCTGCTGCTTATAAATTTAGAGCACCACTAATGTCAGCTGTAAAAGCTGCTGTAAAGGTTAAAAGAGGTGGTACAGTAGGTAAAAAAGGTGGATTAGGTAAGAAAAGAACAAAAGGGCCTAAAGGAAAAGGTAGTGCTGTTTCACGAAAAGATAACAATACTACAAGAATAAGGAAACAGGATACTAAAAAGGCAGATACTACTAAGAAGAAAACTAAAGATTCAGTTATTAAAAAAGTTAAACAAGCTACTAAAAAAGTTACTAAAAAAGGTAGAAAGGTTGTTGCAGCAATTAAAAAGAAGCTTACACGTAAAAAAGGTAAGAAAAAGTAATGCCAAAAGTAGGAAAGAAACATTACCCGTATACAAAAGCCGGGATGAAAGCAGCAAAGGCTAGAGCAAAAGCTGTAAAAGCCAGAGCACCAAAAAATCCACAAAAACCAAGACGTGGTAGAAAAGCATACTAAAAGGAGATTATAAATGGCAAGTAAATTATCGGAGCAACAAGCATTAAATGTATTAACAGGAGGCGGGGGTTATGATTTAGTAACTAACGCTACTGTTAACTCACATATCTATGTAGCTATTACAGTATTGGTAGGAACTGAAGTTATTGCTGATAACACAGCAAGTGGTACAGTAACTGCCGTATCTGTTGATACAGATATATGGGATAGTTTGTCTACAGTGGAAGTACCAGAAGGTACTACAATCTATGGTAGATGGAACTCTGTTACTATAGGTGCTAATGATACAGCTATAGTTTATAGAGAAGAAAGTACCACATAGGAGGTTCTATGTTTGGATGGATAAAATTAATAGATTTTTTACTAGGATTCATGGGTAAATTAAAAATACAGAAAAAGATTAAAGTAGCAAATGAGTTAAAACTAGAATCATTTAAATTACACAAAAGAAAATTAGAAAGAGAGGCATTGGCTAAGATAGGTGAAAAAATTAATAATATCAGGGATTATCTTAATAAGTCTTAGTGGCTGTTCAGCATGGAAATTCTGGACTGCGGTAGAAGATACTAATATGTATAGCGGACCTGAGTGTCCACCTGTACCAGAATGTAATATAAAAGATAGTATAACGGAGGATGATTTAATATGTCTTGCTAAGCAAAAACAAGCTTATAAGACGTGTATATGGATACATGAGCAAGCGTGGGAGTTTTTTAAGAGATGACCTTGCGGCAGAATGCAAGAGATTGCTAGCCAGTGCAAGGGCTACATTACAGAGCGAGGCCTGGATAGAGTTTAGTTTCTATTTCTGGGGCCTGGTTCTGGTGTGGTTGATATTATTATGAACAGAGATTGGTGGTGGAAGGATGAGAAGATGTTGGCACTATGGAGAAAAATCCATAGTATGACAGCTGAAGAATTCCAACAATTTGATAAAAAGGTAGTAGAGGAGTTAAGATACTGGTATGGGAATATTTTCTTTTTTAAGCCGTATCCTGCACAAGAGTCTATTCTTAACGATAATTGTTTTAGTGTGTATGTACATGGGAATAATAGTAGTGGTAAGTCTTATGCTTGTGCTGCTAAGACAGCTTACAATGTAATAGGTTGGAACCCTAATTATGATATAGTTAAACCAAAGTATGGAGATAGAATCATTTGGGCATTTAGTCCCTCGTTTGACATACAAAGAACTTCTAGTCAAGTTCACCTGTTCAGTACAGATACTTCAAGT